ATGGCAGAACAGCCACAGGGCTTTGCGCGGCGCATGATGGCGCAGAAGCTGATGACAGATGCGCGTGCTGATCCGTTTAGCGATAGCCGGTTTATGAGTGGCAAGATGCGGCCATCGATGGCTGACATTGAGCAGCCTACAGCAGCGTCTGACTATGCGGGCCTGTTCAATGGCCTTGGCGATGCTTTGATGGGTGACACGGATGTTGAAAGCAGCATCTTGTTGCCATTAGGCCGCACACCAGAGGGTGAAATTGTCCCAGCATTCCCGCAAGTAGTGCAAGGCATTGCACAGGGCGTCAGGGGTATGGGTCAGACTGTTGGCAGGGCGATGCAGGGCGATCCGCGCTATGTGCCCATTGATGGCAAACTGCCTGACAGCGTGATTGATGAGGTCAATAATATTGGGTTGTCAGTTTTAGGCTTTGGTGTAACTGGCGCTAACTTAATTAAAAATGCTGTGCCTGATGGCGCGTTGGCGATGTCGGCAGCTAAGATTAAGACATTAGCGCGCAACCTTGGTAGAGATGCTGCTAAAGATGCGAAAGATGACCCCGGTTATTTAAATCTTGCGAAGGTGCGTGTTCCGCTGGACGAAATGTCGGCCAGTTACAAGCCTACAGAGAATTTGGCTAAAACAGCCACTACTGATCCTCAGCAGATGGTTGGGGGCACAATGGTTGCCCTACCGGGTGATCGCACGGCGGCTGGCAAAATGTTAACTGCTGTTAATGAACAACAATTAGAAAACCCAGTTTTGTTGCAAGGTGGACGTGACTTTGCACGCACAAAAGCAGCGCAAGACGCAAAAGCTGGTTGGGCGTCTGAAAAAGCAGTTTTGTCTAGTGTTCGTAAAGGCGTTCTAGACGCTGAAGGAAACCCTGTTTACGGCGTTTATTCTGCAATGGGCGGTAGGTCAGCAGATTTCTCCCACCATGTAGCTGACACAATTATTGAATTATTGCCTAGTTCTAAAATTGCAAAAAAGAATATAAAAAAGTTTGACGCAGAAATGCGAAAAACTGACAAGGATTGGCCGGGCATAGGCAGTGAACGGTTGAAAACTTATCTGTACCAGCCCGGCAAAGGTAACGTGCGAAAGTTGATGGCTGACACTATGGAGAAGGGCGCCTATCGGGACGCTGGGTTCCCAGACCTTCCTTCAATACGTTCCTCTGTTGCAGCAGATGATTTAAGATATGGTGTTAACGATCCAACTGGTGGCGCGAACCCAACAGGGAGTACGATTTTACGATTAAATCCTGAAGGCGTAGTTACTGAAGGGTCACCAAAAATACACAAAACATACCCTTCAATAATAAAAGCTGATGAAGTGGGGGGATTTGATGTCCCTGTGCCAAGGCGGCTGGTTTTTCCCAGCTTTTACGCAAACAGAAGGGCGCAAGGCATACCAGAATTAGGTGATAGACGGTCGTTTGAAATTAGCTCTGTTAAGGAGCCTGTTACACAAGAACTTGCCGACAATTTGTCCCTATTCAGAGAAAATTTTATTAAAGGACTATTTGACTAGGCTGTTGGGTCTGGATGCGCTTGACGGTCAACGTCTAAGGCGTTGCATAGCGCGTAGTCAATGGTTTCTAACTTTGCATACATTTCAGGCGTTAAGTCAGCATTTCCATTAGGCAGTGCGCCCTCAATAAGTTCGTAAATATTGGTCATTATGAATGATCGCTTTGGCGCGTTGTCGCTCATGTTTGGCTCCCGATTGTAGCAGATGAGTGTACTATTTTAAAAGTCAGGTTTCAATGGCCCAGAAAACAATTGTGCTGGATTATGAGCCGCAGCCTAAACAGGCGCTGCTTCATAAATGCCATGCCAAGCAAATATTGTTCGGCGGTGCGGCTGGCGGTGGCAAATCACATTCTGGGCGCTGGGACGTTATCGGCTTTTGCCTAGAGAACCCCGGCTTGCAGGCGTTTATATTCAGGCGCTCATTGCCAGAGCTTGATAGCAACCATATACAGCCGTTGAAGAAGGAAATGCCTCAAGAGCTTGGCAATTTCAACGAAACGCGCAAGCGATATGAGTTTTACAACGGCAGCAGCATACAGTTCCAGTATCTGGAACGTGACAGCGATTGTGACCGTATTCAGGGAACAGAGATACATATTGCCCTAGTCGATGAGGCTGGGCAGATGACGCCGTATCAGTTGGGCTACATTAAAAGCCGGATGCGCCTTGGTAATTTCCAGCCAAAGGAAAGCCAGCGCCATTTGCTGCCAAGGCTGGTAATGACAGCCAATCCCGGCGGTCAGAGCCATAATTTCTTAAAGGCGCTCTATATCGACCCTGCACCGGCAGAAAGTTATTTCTATGATCACACCATGCGCGATCCCAACAACGACAAGGATCGTGGCTGGCTGACCATGTATATCCCTGCAAAAATGCAGGACAACAAATATATCGATCCGTCCTATGCCTCTAGCTTTAGCGCACTGCCAGAAGAACTGGGCCGCGCCTTGCGTGAAGGCGATTGGGATTTGGTCGTTGGCTCCTTCTTTGGCGATGTCTGGAAACGTGATCTGCACGTTATCAGGCCGTTTGAAATACCGCAGCATTGGACAAGATTCAGATCATTTGACTGGGGCAGCGCCTCGCCATTTTCCGTGGGCTGGTGGGCTGTGGCAGATGATCACGATAAATACCCAGATGGTGCATTGATCCGTTACCGCGAATGGTACGGCTCATCAGGCAGGCCAAATGTGGGCCTGCGGATGACCGCAGAAGAAGTTGGTGCCGGTATTCGTAGCCGTGAGCGCCATGAGCGTCTGGATTTTAGTGTGGGCGATCCCAGCATCTGGAAATTTGACGGTGGGCCATCGATTGGTGAGCGCCTGTCCAAGATGGGTGTAAAGTTTCGCCGTGCAGATAACAGTCGTATTAGTGGATGGGATCAGGTCAGACAGCGCCTGATAGGTGATGATGGTATCCCAATGCTTTATGTTTCTAGCGAGTGTACGGACACAATCAGAACGCTGCCGGTACTTACGCACGACAAGCACCGGGTCGAGGATATCGACACCACCCAAGAAGATCATGCGGCTGACGATATCAGATACGCTTGCATGGCAAGACCGTGGCAGCGCAGAGCGCCGGAAATAGAAGATGACCCGTGGCGTCCACCGACAGTGGACGAAATGATGGCTGGGCTGGATAACGCAAGCAAGCCGCAGGGCTGGAGACTTTAATGGCTGAATCCTATGATTATGACCGCGAACCCACCAAGAAGGGGGAACGTGCGCGGTATTGGAATGAGCAAATCAGGCGTGCCAGACGGTTCGAGGAAAACTGGCATGACCGCTGTTACAACATCATTGACCGCTACAGAGATGACACGCCGGATCGCGTAACACGCGAAACACGCATGAACATCTTTTACAGCAATGTCGATACGCTGAAATCCAGCTTGTATTTCAAAACGCCAAAGCCGCGTGTCACACGCCGTTTTAAAGACCAAGACCCCATTGGCCGGATTATTTCGACTGTCCTGCAACGTGGTTTGCAGTACCAGCTTGATGTTTACAATTTTGACGGTGCGGTCAGGCGCGTCATTGAGGATATGCTGATTGTCGGACGCGGCGTGATGCGTATGACATATGAGCCATTGCTGGTTGAGGGTGAGCCGGAGCGCATTCCTGTGCAAGTAAACAGGATCATGGGCGTGGGCGAGGTTGCGCCCGGTCAGATGGGCGAGGTGCCTATCGGCCAAGCATTCATTGGCGCTGATGGCAGCGAGATTGATCAGAACATGGTCAAGGTCGGGCCGCAGGGGCCGTACATTGAGGGTGCGCCGATTGAGTATATTGGTGAGCAGTCAATACGCTGTGAATATGTCCATTGGCAGGATTTCACAATGGCCCCGGCAAGAAGCTGGGAAGATGTTAACTGGATTGCCTTCAGGCACCTGATGACCCGCCAAGAACTGGTTGATTATTACGGCGCAAAGGGTGAGCAAATACCGCTGACCTATCGCGGTGAGGATGCTGGCGGCTATGATGATGACCAGCAGCCAGACATGGCAGAGGTCTATGAAATCTGGGACAAGCGCAGCCTAAAGCAGATATTTGTTGCCAGTGATTTCAATGAGTTGCTGGAAGAATTTGATGATCCTTATAATCTTGAGGGCTTCTGGCCAATGCCAGAGCCGCTTTATGCCATCAGCACGACAGACACAACGGTGCCGGTGCCAGAGATACTGACCTATGAAGATCAGCTATTCGAGCTTGATCTGATCACACAGCGCATTGCCAATCTGACCGAAGCCCTAAAACGGCGCGGCGTCTACGATGCCAGCTTTAGCGAGTTGCAGCGCCTGTCCAATGCCAGCGACAATGAATTTGTGCCGGTGGACAACATGGCCATGTTGCAGGCTGGCGGCGGTCTTGCCAATGTCATGCAGGAAGCACCGCTGGACAATCTGATCAAGGCGCTAGCCCAGCTATATCAATCGCGCCAGATCGTGGTGCAAACAATCTATGAGATCACCGGCATCTCAGATATCATGCGCGGTCAGTCGGCCAGCCGTGAGACAGCCACGGCGCAGCGCATAAAGGGCCAGTTCGGGGCCATGCGTCTGGTCAACCGGCAACGGCGCGTAGAACAGTTCCTAGACCAGATCATGGAACTAAAAGCAGAGTTGCTGGTCGAAAACCTTGAGCCGTCACTACTCTCGCGCATTACCGGCATTGAGATTTCACCAGAGGTTGTCGCTGTGATGCGGGATGACCGGCTGCGCTCATATCGCGTGTCAGTGGATACTGATGAATCCAGCGCAATGGATTCTGCGACAGAACAAAAGAGCCGCACAGAGTTTTTGACAGCCACCGTGCAGTTTTTGCAGGCCATTGGCCCATTGGTGGCATCTGGCGCTGTAGGCTTTGAGCAGGCCAAACAAATGCTGTTATTTGCCGCCAGAGCCTTTCCCGGCGCAAGAGATTTGGAAGAAAGTCTGGAAAGCATTGAGGCACCGCAGGAATCAGGGCCAACGCCTCAAGATAAACTGATCGAGGTGGAAGCCGCCAAGGTGCAGGCGCAGACACAGCAGGCAGCAGCCGATGCACAAGTCAAAGTTGCACGCTTGCAGCTTGATCAGCAAAAAGTCGCGCAGGATGCCGACTTTAAGCAGCAAAAGCTGGAAATTGATGCAGCCAAGGTGGTGACAAACGGATGAAGGCGGGTGAAGCAATTGCAAAGATGATCTGGCTTGCTGGCCATAGCCCGATCCACCGTGAATGGTCGATAGATGACGTTCACCGGCTGTTTTTGCCAGCAATCGCGTTAGGCCAGTATCGCATCTGGGAAAGTGACGATAACCCCGTTGGCTTTATGACTTGGGGATTTTTCAATGATGAGGTTGAGCAGGGCTATTTGACAGGTGAGCGCAAATTGCAGATTGACGATTGGCATAGCGGCGAGACCGCTTATGTCGTGGACTTTTTAGGGCCGTTTGGCGGCGTTAGAGAGATGGTGCGCGAAGGGCGTGACCATCTAGGCAAACAATATGGCAAAAGTGTCACTTTTAAGGGATGGCGCAAGCAGAAGGGTAAATCATGGTCGGCAAGCACCTAATTTTAGATGATGATTATTACCAGCGCCGGATGTTTTGTTTTGGCGGTGATGGCGGCGGCGGCGGCGGTGGCGGTGGTGGCTCTGATCCAAACCGTGGTACGGAGCGAGGCCGGACTAATCAGCCACCAGCACAAGCTGGCCCAGCTAATCCAAGTCCAAGACCGCAGCGACAGCAGGATTTTAATGATGACCGGGCTAGCCGTGGTGCGCCTACGCCATCGGAAAGAAATCAAAATTTCGGTGTGACACCGCGCCAAGTCACAACTGTCGCGCCAGCCGCAAACCCTCTTGACCTTGTAAACCAATCGGCAACGCAAGCTATGGCACGACAGCAGCCGATGACAGACCGGCAAATGCTAGCCGCGTCTGCTGGTGCGCCTGATCCGTTTGCTGCCCCATCAGGTGGTAGTGAGATGACCGCTGGGCTATCACCAGACGCAGCCGGTTTATCGCCTCAAGAATTAGCAAATCAGCTTGTGCGAGATTCAGCATTTATGTCACAAGCACAATCTCTTATGGGCAACAAGCCTAGCCCAAATATTATAAACAGCGTGCAGGGAGCAGCCGGGCGCAGGGATGCAGAAAGCGGCTTCTTTGCTGATGCTTATGATGAACTTTACGGCGGCAATGCGCCCGGCACGGCTGTTGGTTCGATATTGTCTGGTGGAATATTAGGTAATCTTGCTAATGCGCCAGATGCGGCTGATGCCGCTGCTTTCAATGTTGGGCAGTTAATGTCGCTGGGTGGTGTCCGTGATCCCGAAACTGGATTGGTGTCAGGCGCAAAGGCTGGCCCCGGCACATTAAGCATGAACGCATTGGGCGGTGTCGTTTACAGCGGCATGAACGATCCGAATTATTCTGGGCCATTTGAATCGCTGGTGCGTGGGACTGCTGGCAACAATGGTGCAGGCGATGATCGGCAAAGCAATAATCAGATGGCTGCTCAACAGCCAGACGCACCAATAGACCCCGGCACAACCACGCCAGAACAGATTGACGATCTGGCGGTCAATTATCTGCAAAATCCATATTACCTCTATTCAGGCCAGAATAATTTATTCCAGCCATATGGATATGCGGGTGGCACGCTGGTTGATCTGTTGCAAACACGCAATATGCAGATGCCCGGCCAAGCTGCGCCAGACTTAGGATTATTCGGAAACCCAAGGGACTTTAGATAATGGAAATTGATCTGGATGCTGCTGATGCCGCCTATCAGGCGCTATCAGAGCAGGAAAAAGAGATTGTGCGCGAGGCACTCGATAGCCCACTAGCGGCGGTGCTGTCTAAGATATTCCCTGATTTGATGAGTAGCTTGGGTCAGTTTAACCGGCCACGGCGCAAGATGGACGCAGAAATGCGTCAGGTGGCAGCAGGGATGCTGATGCGATGAGCAAAAAAACATTCGTCTATAGGGACGGTAAATTAGTCGAAAAGTCAGAGGCCAGCGGAAACGCTGGCCTTTCTCTTATCCGCGACATAGAGCCGTATCAGAACATGAAAGATCGTGGCTGGATCACCAGCCGTTCACAGCATCGTGAGTTCCTGCGGCGCAATAATTTTGTCGAAATCGGCAACGAGCAAAACAAACTATTTAGTTAAAGGAAAAACCAAATGCAGCTTGATAGCACTCCTGAAGTTGAGGCCACAACCCCAGCAGCGGAGCCAGC